ACTCCACCGAAGGCGCCGTTGAAGCCGACGCCGAAACGGGTCGCTACATCCGACCCATCCTTGTCGACCTTCGACATGGCGCCGCGGAACGCCTTGGTGAACCGGTTGCCCGTCTCCTTGCCGGCGCCATCAGCAGCAGTGGCCGCATGCTCACGGGCCTTCTCCAGCGACTGCGCCGCGACCTTCGCACTGTCGGTCGCTGCGGTTGACTTACGCTGCGCCGAGGCGAGGGCCTCCTCGGCGGCGGCGAGAGTAGACGCCTTCGCCTTTGAGTCGGAACGCACCTCGGCGAGCTTCGCCTCGGCGACGCGGACCTTGCCCGCGGCATCGGCTTCACCGGAGCGGGCCTTGGCCAGCGCCTCACCTAGCTTGCGGACGTTCGCCTGGGCGGCCTTCACGGCAGCCTCACCCAGTGCCTTTCCGTATTCCTTGCCCGCCTGGTCGCCCTGCTTCTTGATGTCGCCCATCCCGGTGAACCGGGGGCCAACCTCAATGTAGGCGTCGTACAGCCGGCCCATTACCGGGCTCGCTTAGCGGCAGTGCGCAGAGTGGGGTGAGGGGGGGTGTCCTCGGTGCCGAACTCCCAGTACGGGCCGTGGTCCGAGACGTCGAGGTCATAGCCAATCCGGCGCACACGGACGCCGTCGTCCCGCGCCGCAGCGACGACAGCCACCGAGTCCCGAGCCTTGCCGGAGCGCACGGCGACGCGTCGCTTCGTCTCGGCCTGGATCCCATCGGCGCGCTCATCCAGAACACGCTGGACGGCAGGCGAGTTCATGATCTCCTGGTACTCACGGTCGGACAGCTGGTTAGGCATGGCTACCTCCCGTGAGTTGTCAGGCGATCTCGCCGCGCATGAACGCCTTGCGGCGTTCGCGGAGACGCTCAGCTTCGGCGATCTCCTTGGCGGTGATCGGCTCGTCGAGCCAGTCGAGGAACTTCCTGGTACGGCAGTCGTCCGCGCACACCAGCCCGATACCGGGACGCTCCTTGCAGTCGGAGTGCTCGGTCTTGTACAGCAGGTGCGTGTAGATCAGGTTGAACAGTTGCCGCACCGAAAGCCGGTTCAGCCAGCCAGCACTTCGCTGATCGGCCGCAGGTAGGTCGGGGTTGTCGCGTCGTGCGGTTCCCCACCAAAGGCCGGGGGTACTGAGGACGAGGTGTTCGAACTCGGCGAAGTTGGCAACTGCCCAGCCGGCGAGTCGGACACCTGCACGGTAGGGCGTTCCCCACCGCTTGCCTGGAACAAGGCCATGACCAGTTCCATCAGGGAGGTGGTGTCGGCCTTCTTCTGGACCGCGGTCTTGTAGAACCGCTTGAAGCCGTCCTCGCCTAGGCAGATCTCGAGCGCCGACCACATGGCGACCATGGCCTCATTCTCGGAGACCTTGCCGGTCATGCAGGCGGCGAGCTGGAACACGAGCATCGGCGGGATCTCGTCGACGATTTCGAACTTCTCGGTGAAGAAGTTGAAGGTGTCCTTCTCCGCGGCCGGGTCGAGCTCGTTGACGGCGGCGCCGAAGTCTCCGAGGTGGCTCACGACCGCACCTCCATGTTCACGTCGGTGATGGGGGGTTCCCCCTGGAACCCGTTCATCAGGTGGCCTGCGACAGGTTGCCGGAGGTGATGCGCTTGTACGGGGTGGTGAGGACGGCGGGGTCGGGCATCTCGACATCGAACGACACGGGGATACCGTGCTTCGAGTCGATCGCGCCACGCTCGGTCTCGATACCACCGGTGTTGAAGACCTGCGGCCAGATGAACGCCTCGTCCTCGTCGAGCGACAGGAACGCCAGCATCACGCGCACCTCGGCGCCGATGAGCGGCGGGACAAACACCGACATCTTCGTGGTCGTCGTGCCGGTGACGGTGATGGTGCCGCCGTTCGCGGCAAGCTTCCAGTTCACATCCGACACGTGGTTCATGGCGAACGCGACCGACCCGGTCTTGCCGGTGACCACGGAGCGGATGTTGTACGGAGTCTCCGCGACCTTGATCGGGGAGGAGTCGGTCGACTCCTGGTAGGTCATGCCCGCGTCGGTCGCGCCGGCCTCGACCCAGGAGGTCCAGGTGGCGGTGATCTTCGAGGCGGTGACACTGAAGGTGGGGATGGTGGTGCCGAGCGGCGCCCACAGGATGCGGCCGGGACCGGTCTTGATCTGACCGGGCTGGATGGTCGGTGCGGCCATGTCGATCAGCCCTTCGTCTCGGCGCCGGTCGCGTCAGCGACAGCGGCGTTGGCGGCCTTGGTGTTCTCGGCGGACACGTAGTCCTGCCAGTTGTTCTCCTTGACGGCGTCCTCGGACACCTTGTCGCCGACCCGGTAGGCGAATACGCCACGACCCGGGTCGCCGAAAGGGATGTCCTGAGTCACGACGAACTGCTTGGTCATGAGTCCTCCGGGCTGATGGTGATCTTCACTTGGCAGACAAAGCGGGGCCGTCCCGTGTCGGGGTCGGCGAGAGCAAACGGTCGGACAGTTGGGGCAGCGACGGTGACGCCGCTGGTGCCGCGCAGGTCGTAGATCGCGGAGCACACAGCGCGGGCGAGGTTCTGCGCCTGGTCGATGTCGTCCACTGCGTCAGTGGGTCCCCAGCAGTCGACTTGGTACTCGTAGGTCTCGAACCCTGGAGGGGAGTCCTCCGGTGGGACCATCGATAGCTGGATCCTGGTGAGCGGCGTGTCGAGCCGGAACGTGGACACTCGGTCCCCGATCAGGGGCTCGAGGACCGAGTGGTTCTTGAGGAAGTCGATCAGCACCGTGGTTGGGTCGGCGGCCAACTCGTAGAGCATGGCTACCCCCCGGTGACTCTGGTGACGACCATCTCCACGTGGTGCTCACGGCTTGCGCGTCGGTGGCGTTCGATCTCGCCGTCGACCTCGTAGACGACCCCGAAGAACCGCCAACGGTCCGAGGCGGTGATGTCCGCGCCAGCCGGCAGGAGCACGCGCCACGAGGTGACGGTGCGCTGCTGGTTGTCGACGTTCTCGCTGGTCGAGTTCGGCTGGTGCTCACATGGCAGGTCGAGTTCACCTGCGGGCTGGTTCCAGTCGATACGATCCGGTCGGCCTTGGGTGCCTGCGACAACCACTCCCCTGAGGCGGGTGCCGCTGTCGCGGAAGCGCACTACTCGACGCTCATGGTGAGCGCACCGATGGCCACGGTGAACGAGTCACCGGAGATGCCGTCGCGTGCAGTGTCGGCCGTCCAGTAGAAGATGAAGTCACCGGACGTGCCAGAGCTCGCGGACACCAAGGCCAGATGGGTCACACTGGCCGGGTCGAACGAGACCGGGCCGAACGTGATCAGGTTGGTGTTCGCGGTGACCTCCGCCGACGGGACACCCCACGTCACGGCGACGCGCGAGTAACCGGAGCCGCTGAGTTCCGCCATCGTCGACAACGTGGTGGTGTCGGTCGGGGCCGAAGTGAGCAGCGCGAGGTAGGTGGTGCGAGCGGTCTGCGTCGCGCGGCCACTCATCGCGTCGAGGGCGATGTGCGAACCGGCAGTGCTGGCCTGTCCAGTCATGGGTGCCTCCTACGGGCGAGTGGTGACGCCCGCATTGGGGCGGGTGACGAGAACGGTGGGCGGGCGGAGAGTGGTGCCGGTGTTGGGGCGCGCCGTGATGGGGGTTCGCAGACGCAGGTCCGCGGTGCCGGCTGAATCAGCCGCCCCATTCGCAGAGAGAGGGAGCGTTTCAGCGAGTGCTGCGGAGCCGTTGGATACTGCCGCACCGGCCGCAGCGACGGCGAGGATGGACTCCAATACCGCGGAGCCCGCAGATGCCGCTGTGCCTGCGGCAGACAGCGGGTAGGTAGTCGCGCCCGGGATCAGCGCCAACGCGGCAGAGCCGGACGATGTGGCCGCGCCAGAGGCAGTCAAGGTCAGGCGCTCCAGTAGTGCCGCCGTCCCGGCAGACACTCCAGCGCCGGTGGCTGCAAGCGGCAGCTTCAGCTTGAGCGCTGCTCCACCGGCGGAGATCGAGAGGCCGGTCGAGGCGAGGGGGAGCTTCAGGGCCAGTGCCGCGTTGCCAACAGAGGTGGACGCTCCTGATGCGGTGAGCGCGTGACTCACTGGGCCAGTGGTCAGACCCAGCGCAGCGGAACCCGCTGTGGTCGCGTCGCCGGCCGCCCTCATCGCCAATGTCTCGGCGATAGGCCCGGAGCCGCTACTGGTGACCGCACCGGTGGAGCTGAGGGGAATTGACAACGCGACCGGCGCGTCGCCCGTGGAGCTGGATGAACCGGCCGCGGAAAGTGTGAGGGGCGTAGATGTGGGTCGGAGCGCAAGAGTCCAGGTGACCGACGTCGTTCCGGAACTCATCGTCCAGACGCCCGGGTCCACAGGCATCGTCTGCCCGGTGAGCCCGTCGTCCGCGATGCCCGTGTAGGTACCGCCAGACAAGGCCAGACCGAACTCGCTGTTCGTGCGCTTCGACCACCCTGTGGGCGGGGTTGCGGTGGCGGTCAGCCCGGACCGATCGGTTCCGATGACGATGACGCTGTCGCCGTTCACTGCGCCATTGCCGGTGCCGATGGCAGGGCTGTCGTGCGTCGCTGATGTTCCAGGCTCCGTCGCGGAGGTGGCGCCGGCTACGTCACTGTAGCCGCGGACCACATACAGGACTGCGGTCTGCCGGTTCTGGACACTGTTCGCCCAGCCTGCGATCGCACCAGACTCGGTGCCGGTGCAGATCCGTTTCAGGATCCGCGATCGGCAGGAGCCGTCATCGACGGTCCCGACCAGCGTGAATGTGGTGCCGGTCGGGTCGGTGGGGGTGGCGGTGTTGACCATCGTCCAGGCGAGGATCGCCAAGTCCCCAGCTTGGACCGCTGGCCAGGTGACGGGGACGGTGTTGGCGGTGGTGAGTGCGAGGACGTTCCCGCCGTTCGAGCTGGCGCCTACGAAGCTACCCATCGACCCGCCTTTCAGAAGGACCGATGGACTACCAGCAGCTCTCCACTGGATCCGGCCACGCCCGCGGCTGAGGAAAACAGCCCTGGGGTTGGCCGAGAGTCGAGCCGCCTGGCCCGTTCACCCAGGCATTCAGATCGGCCTTCTCCTGGTCTGACAGGAACACGCCGTTCGTGTACAGCGGCGTGTTGTAGATAGCTGTGGTTGAGCCGGCAGTCTCCTGCCGCAGGCCCTCCGGGTTGACGTACGCCCTTGCGGCTGCGGACAGGGCCACGGACTTCGCGATCGTCGGCCAGGGGTCCTGCTCGCCGATCTCGCCGGCGATCAGCCCCTGCGCCAGGTCGAGAAGCAGCAGTTGTGACGTCGCCGTGTTGACGTCGACCTGGAGGAAGCTGGCGAACTCTTCGAGCGTTGCGATGTCAGCCATGCTCGCCAGCTCCCATCAGGTCACTTGCCGTACTTGTCGCGGAGCGCGGACTGGGACAGACCGCCCTCGTCGACCGGCTTCGTCTCATCCTCGGGGGCGCCCTTGTCGGCGGCGTACTTCGCCCACTCGTCGCGGGACGCGTTGCCCTTCGGCGCCTTGTCCTGCTGCGAGTCGGCCTCGCCGCCGTCGGCGGGGCCGATCATGTCGGCCTCGCGGAGACGCTTCCGCTCGTCTTCACTGAACGCGTCCCCGACGGGGGCACCCGCGTACAGGTGGTGCATCTGGCCCGTGGTGTCAGTGGCGATCACCAGCGGGGCGGTAACAACCAGCGGAGTAGCCATCAGACGCCCGTGACCTTCCACGCGGCGGCCGGCTCGAGCACGATCGGAACCGTGACCCGGCGGACGCGGATGCGCCACTGGTCTTCCTCGTCATCGCGGATCGTCTTGGCCTCGACCCCGACACCCCCGGCCGACACGTAGCCCGGGCCGCCGAGGTCTTCGTCGGCCATGCCGCCCAGCTGCGTCGAGTCGAGCACCAGCGCGGTACCGGCGGTCGGCAGGTTCGGGCTCGACAGCCAGCGCATCCCGGCGATCGTCGGGAAACTCCCGGTGAGGGCCGGGTTTGATCCGTTGTCCTCGCGCGGCAACCAGCCGGCCTGGACGAACTTCGACATGGCGTAGGCGAGACGCACGTCGTCCACAACCACGGTGTCCGGCTCGAAGCCGTTGTTGAGGGCGAGGATGTTCGCCTTCGAGATCAGCACCGAGTCGAGGATCTGCGCGGCCGTCGCGGTGGACCAGGCGGCAGCCGAAGCGCTCGTCTGGGTCACGGCGGACGAGATCGCCGACAGGGCCACCGAGTCGACGTACTTGACGTTGGTGTTGACGAGCTTCGCGAACGCGCGCTCGACCGGGGACATCAGCTGGCGCTTGATCGCCTCGTCGGTGATCAGCGCGTCGGAGCCCCACTTGACGGTCTTCGCCAGCGACGCAGTGCCGTTGCCCGGCATCGTCAGCGGGTACTCGCTGCCCGGCGCCACGGCGCGCGGGTTGTCAGGGGCGAAGATGGACTCGCCGGTCTCGTACTGCACCGCGCCACCGGAGACGGTGAAGCGGCCAGACAGAAGCGTGTCGGCGATGTAGCGCTGCTCGGCGAGAGTGCGCAGGCGGCGGGCGACCAGGGTCGGGTTCGCGAGGAACCGGCTGATCGTGGTCAGGTCGCCGCTCAGAGTCGGCCCCGCCGGGGGGTAAGTCGTAGGCATGTCAGTTCCCCTTACCGGAAGAGCTGGATCTCGATGAGGTCACCGTCGGCGGCTGCCGCAGTGTGGGCCAGACCGAGCACCTGATCGAACGTGCCCGCGCCAGCGGTCGCGACCTTGCCGGTCGCAGCCGCGATGACGAGCGCGCCGGCGGCGATCGCCGCCGAAGCGGTGAGGCGCTGCACCCCGCCGACGTGGATCGTCACCTGGTCGCCGACTGCGGCGTCGAATGCAGCGGCACCAACGACCTTGATGGACGCAGCACCGGCCGGGCCAACAGTGCCGGCGCCGTTGATCTCCACCAGCCGGCCGCCCACGACAGCAGTCGTGGCGACCTGCTTCGTGATCGACTGGCCGGGCTTGTACAGCGGAACGAAGTCAGCCATGATCAGGCACCCTTCGGGGCGTAGAGCGAGTTGTACAGCGCGTCGGCGGAGTCCTCAGCGACATCGCTCAGGGAGCCGGTGTAGCCCTGAGGACCGTTGACCGGGATGAGCCCCTTGGCCAGCGAGTTCAGGGTCGCCTCGGCGCCCGGGTCGGCGGCGAGGTTCTTCAGCCAGTCGGCCTTGCGGGCGAACGCGATGCGCCCGTCGGAGATCGCGGTGTTGACCACGTTCTCGCGATGCTCGGCCTGCTGCTGCTCGCGCGCCTGACGGCCGGCGAGAGCGTCGGCGCGGAGTGAGTTGAGCATCTCCTCGTCGACCTTCACGACACCCGGCTCGGGCGTCTCGTCCGGCTTGGGGTTGTCGTCGCCTGTTTCCGGGTCGGCGACCGGGTCGGCGACCGGCGGGTCCGCGGGCGCTTCGGAGTTCTTCAGTACCGCGTCGAGCTTGGCAGCGACTTCCTCATCGCTGGCCTCGGCCTTGAGGCCAAGCCGCTCGCGCAGGTTCAGGGTGTCCGACATGAGGTCGGTTCCTTCCTGGTTGGTGGTCTCCGGCGGCTTGGCCGGAAGAATTGGTGCGGGCGCTTCGGAGCGTCCCGCGTAGTTGTAGAGGCTCAAGTCGAAGCGAGCCTTCGCCTTGTCGGCGACGGTCTTTCCGCTGTCGACACGATCCGCCAGACCGGCATCCACGGCTTCGGAGTCGGTGTACCAGGTCTCGGCTTCCATGGCCTTGCGCCACTTCGCCGTCCCGCCGCCGGCCTTCGAGGCGTAAACCGCGGCGATGTTGTCGCTCTGCTTCGCCAGCAGGTCAGCGAGCTCACGCATGGTCTCGGCGTTACCGATCGCCATGCCGCTTGCGTCGTGGACCATCATCTCCGCGCCGCGACTCATCACCACCTCATCCGCACCCATCACGAGGAACGACGCGGCGGAGGCGGCGAGGCCGTCGATGAAGGCGGTCACTCTGGCGGGGTGCCGGCGGATTGTGTTCAGCATCGCCAGCCCTTGGAAGACGTCGCCGCCCGGGCTGTTCACCCGAAGGTGTATCTCCTCGGTGTCGATGGCCTGCAGGTCCTCGGCGAACTGCTTCGCCGAGATACCCCCGCCGAACCAAGGGTCTTCGCCGACCTCGTCGTAGAACAAAACCTCAGTGACTGACGAGTCCTTCGCGGCGTTGCGCACGCGGTACTCGCCGCGGCGGTTCATCAACCTACTCACTGGGCACGCTCCCTGGTCGAGGGTCCTTCGGGGGAAGGCCGAGCTGTTGACGGACCGCCTCTTCAAGCGACTTGTCCGGCAGGAGAATCCCCGCGTCCGCGAGGAGCTTGATCGCGGCGGCAGTGGCCTGCTGCTGGGAGCCGATCTCCTGGAACCCGATCAACGGGGCCGGCTCCGACTCGCCCCACACCCAGTCGACCTGGTCCTCGACAACATGCTGAGTAGCGACGTCCGCGATCTGCTGCGCCAGGGCCTGCAGGGACAGGGTGAAGAAGTCGGCGAACGTCGAGCCCAAGGCCCATGAGCCGGTCTGGGTCCCAAGGTTCAGGAAGTGCGCCAAGACTGCACGGGCGATCTGTTCGTCGTGGTACCGGATCGCAGGCAGGGCGTCGGGGAGAGTCCCCTCGGGGGCGGCGAGACGCATCTTCGCGCCGTGAGGGGTAGCGCCACCGGCGGACTCACCGGCGCGCATGTTCTGCGCCATCTTCGTGCCAGCGGTGAGGTCTTTCTCCTCTTCGCCAGCTTCGTAGATTGGGATGCCCAAACCGTTTCGCTCGATCGTCATCGTGTTGATGCGGAGCAACCGGTCCTTCAGCAACCAGTTCTTGTACGCCGGACGCAGCAGGGACGTGCCGGCCCAGTTGCCGCCCTCGCGCTCGTACACGTACGCGACCAAGCGGGACACGTCGATCCTCGCCGGACCCGAAGTGTCCAGGTGTCCGTGCTGCTCGATCGACTCGAGCCCACCGTCGCCGCCGACATTGAAGCCGGCGATCGTGCGGGATGGGCGGAGCGAGAGCTTCTTCAGGCGGGCGCGGCCCTGCTCGTCGAGCCGGGCTTCCTGCTCGAAGAACGAGTGACCGAACGGCAGCATCAGCAACGCCAGCCGCAGATGCTCGTTCCAGGAGAACCGGTCACGCGAACGCTGACGCGGCCTCGGCTCCTGACCCTTGATCGGCAGACCCAGATCGTTTGCGACCAACTCCACGACCTCGTCGCGAGCGCCGTTCGGTTCAATCCACCAGTCCGTGCGGGTGATCGGCAGAGTCACCGCCCGCAGAACGGAGCGGATCTGCGCGTCCTGGCGACGCATCTGGTCATACACCGCCACCGAGTACGGCCACCTGAGCTCAGGGGTCGGATCATCCTCGGTGCCGGGCGGCGACCAGAAATTCGCCTTCCCGTTCTCGTACCCCTTGACGGTGGTCGGTGCTGGAACAGCGGGCATCGCGAACCACCTTTCAGAAGTTGGTCGACATCACCGAGTCGGAAGAGGTGCGCGCTTCATCGAGTGACACCGGAGGCGGCGGAGGATTCTTCACTTCAGCCGGCAGGGACACCAGGTGGGCGGCGAGCGTGGCGGCCTCGAGCGTGGAGATGTCGGCGGTGGAGACCTTCCGGCCCCACGCCCACCGGTCACCGACCAGACGCCTCACGGCGCCGGCAACTGCGGCTTCGAGCTCGGGATACATCGCGTGCTGAACACGGCCCTCGCGAACCAGGTCAAGCAGTGATGCGCACGCGTCGAGCACTCCGCCTGTGTCAAGAATCGTCAACGTCACACCGGCGCGCTCAAGGTGCGGGATCAACGGTGCGGCAGGGCCGCGCTTGTCGATCGCCACCTCAACGCCATGCTGATCTTGCAACTGCTTCGCGCGGTCGATCATCCACGTTGTACCAGGACCGTGCTGCAGCGGCTTCAGGTGAATCACCCTGCCGTCGTTCGCCGCGGCCGTGATCGCACCGTGAGTCTGGTCCATCGAAGCGGCGAGACCGATCGCGCCCATCGGAACCCCTTGCGGGGGATCTCCTGCGCACGCCTCCCACTTACCAGGACCGAACGCCGCATCAGCGGTACCCGGCTCGTCCCACCAACCGAGGAACTCCCGGATGAACTCCGTCGGGGGCATCTCGTCGCGGAAGTCCTGCATGCGCTCGGCGGTGATCCGCCGGCCGTACGCAGGGTTCGCAATCGCCAACAGGTCGAGGCGATCGGCGACACACCCCAGAACCCCCGGTTCATGCGTGCAACCCGGGTCCTCGCACTCAACCTGAGGAGCGCACCACTCGAACCATGCCGAGCGAGTCGAACCACCGGCGCGCCCGCGGTCTCGGATTCGCCGGAGCACATCCGAGTTCACAAACCCGGCCGAGGAGCCATACCGAACCTGAGCGCCCTTGCGGGTCGCGAGGATTGGCAGCAGCGCGCCGGTCTCGGACGGCTGCAGAAACAGCGCCTCGTCCCAGGTGATCTTGTCGCCCGAAATGCCGCGGCCCCCGCCCTTGGATCGGGCATGGAACTCGATGCGCTCCCCGGTGAGGAGCTCGATGGACTCGTTGCCGTTCGCCGTGTGCGGCTTGTGGCACCGCTTGCGGAAGTCGTCGTTGGACTCGATCAGCTGGCACATGTGCTCGAACGACGAGCGGGCCGTGTCGAACAGGTGAGCGGTCCATGCGTGCATCGGTTCGCCGAGCACGAAGATGTCGGTGAGGGCGGCGATCTCGAGGGTCGCCGTCTTCAAGTTCTGCCGCGGGGCCACGATGCCGACCGAGAAGCATGCCGGAGAACCGGGTTCGTTCTCGGCGAAGATGGCGTCCAGGATCATCCGCTGCTCGCCGTCCATCACCATGCCGAGCTGCTCGCCGACTTCGGCGGCCAGATCCCCGAAGGTCTCTTGGTATGGCGGGACCCACTTGTACGCCGGCTCACGCACCGCGCTTCGCCCGACGCTCGGCAAGCTGATCGCGCGCCTGATCCAGTGGTGACGCGGCGGACTTCACATCCGCAGTAGCCGCCTTGATCGTCGCCTCGAGTTGCTTCACCAACGAGGCGAGACCAGCGCCGGTGTCGCGGCCGACATCAACGCGGCGAGCCAGCGCCAACGCCGCCTGCCCCAACGCGGTTTCGTCACGCTCCGCAGTTTTAAGCTCGGCGAGAAGGGCCGATTCGACCGGACCTTGCTCAAAACCCCGGGCTGAGACCGGAAGGGCCACCAGTTCGCCATCACCCTGCGTTACGGATTCGGGGGTGGGTGCGCCGCGTGATGCGCGCTTGCGGCAATTCGGAGAGCAGAACCGAGAGTTAGGGCGCTTCGCCTCATAGGTGACGCCACAGACATCGCACGGACGATCCACCGTCACCACCTCCCAGCGGGGCTCCTAGGCCCCTCCCAGGGCCAGCCAGGGGTCACGTGTCACTCGTCGATCGGGG